GATATGAATATTGCCAGAGCGTGCAGAGTAGCCAAGATCAGCCATGGAACTGCATACGAACTCCGCAACGAATGGCCATTACTCAACACAATATGGGAAAAAGCCACTGAACTGGCAATGCAGCGCCTGGAGTCGGAGATGTACCGTCGGGCAACGATCGGCAATAGTGAACCAGTGGTCAGCAAAGGTGAGATTGTGGCATATAAGCGGGTCTACAGCGATAATCTGGCTATGTTCCTGAGCAAGGCTCATCGTCCGGACAAGTACCGCGACAACGTTCATGTGGATGTGTCCGGACATGTCGGTATTCATTACCACGTCAGCGGTATTGAGCGTGCGCCAGTACCGCCGGCAATAGACACGACAGCCGAGGAAACAGAGGAAGCGAGGCAAATTGACAAGGAATAGCAATACAACTATGTTGTCAGATGCCCTGTATGGAGTTTGTTTGAGGTCGGCAAGGTGTTTGTATGCGACCAATTTGCGACCAGAGAGCAGGTTACTTGAGATTGCTCAATGTTTCGACATTAGTTTACGGATTACTAATCCGCTTGAGTTTGTTTTTCTTTTTTTGATTTTGGTTTTCTTTTTTTGATTTTGGTTTTCTCTGGCTGGGCAAGTCTGCTTCTGCGGTCTTGGCTTCTGTATGTGTATGCGGAGGGGGGGGGGCGACCCAGCGATTGTCGGAGGGGGTATCCCTATATAATATCCCTCTACTTACACACTACAGAGCCCTGCGCGGAGTAGTGGGGGGGGTAGGGACCCTAAAAAAGAAGCAGTCAAGTAAAAGGGTGTTCAAAATAATTTTTTTCAAGGAAAGGAAATATGTCAAAAAAAAATAAAATAGAAAATGCTTGCAAATGGTTTGAGAAGTCGTATGGTAAGAGAATAAAAGAATATCCTGTCAACAGCGACCGTTATGACGACGATCATATTTTTTTATACAGAGTTGGTGTTGATAGTGACGAAGAAGAAGATGATGAAAAAATAGAGGAGGAATAAAATATGTACACGATAGATTACAACAAATGCACAAGTTGTGGGGCGTGCGTAGATGGACAAGGCTGGCAATGTCCGATGGACGCGATAAGTTGGAGCACTCAAATTGATGGGCATGAGGGTGAAAGACTTCCGGAGATTGACTATGAACTGTGTACAGACTGCGGGGAATGCTATATGGACGGTCTGTATTGCGATGAGGACGCAATTGTAAACGGTAGCAGGCCGACGACACAGGAAGCGTTTGGTCCGGATTATATAACTCCATACAGCAAGGAAGAATTAGATGCGCTGGGCGCAACTGAATAGAAAATAATTAAGAAAGGAGCAATATGAGCAAAGAAATGCTGTTATCATTAACAGAAGAAGAAATAAAGGCAATAGAACAGTCCCTACAACACACAGTGGCAGTCATGGAAAAAGAGACTTTATGGTGTCACAGACTGGGGTGGGTTGACGCCAAGTCCTATTCTCGAGAGATGTATGCTGGTGTTCGGGATAAAATGGAACTTGCATTGGAAGGTAGGGAAAATAAGGAACAAATAGGGACAGAAGAAGACACGTTAGAGGCACTACTTGAAAAGGCGCCTAATATTCATTATCACAAAACAGTGGATATAGCTTACTGTACGAGTAATAGCTATTGGGAGTATAGTATTTTGGCGCAACGGATGACTTCATCTTGTATGGGCGAACCCGATGTTTGGGTAAAATTGCCTATAAAAAAATACAACAGTAAAAAGGAGCCGATCAAGGAGCCTGAAAAAACCTATACAGGAGATGAAGTATCAAAGATATTGCAATTGGGATTTGAAGTCTTTGATGAAAAATGAAAGGAGAGGCGCATTATTATGACAAAACAACAAGAATTCAAATTATTTAAGAAAGAGTGCCTAAAGTGGGCTAAGCGGTGGGGGCTGGAGGATTGGCGCTATGATTTTCTGCTAAGTGATACAGATGGTGATGACGCAACAGTCAGCCCTAACTTGGTTGATCATATCATTACTTTTCGATTCAATAGAAATGGACATTTCTCTATATCGTTGATAAAAGAAGTCGCGAAGCACGAAATGGCGCACGTCCTGCTCGCCGAGTTGCGGGCGCTCGGAATGTCCCGCTTTATCACGCCGGACGAGTGGAACGCGGCGGAGCACAGGGTGGTAATAAAACTGGAAAAATTGCTATAAAAAAGAAAGCAGGGGAGTAGCAAACATGATAGCTTGTGTAATAGCAAAACTAATTAAAGCAAGATTAAATTGGAGGCATTATTATGAAATTCAAAGTTAAATCATTGGTAAACGATAGCGGTCAGTCATTATTTCGGATAGTTGACGAGAAGGGAGATGTAGCGTTAAACAGCAAGACTGGGGTTTTTCTTGATGGTGGTGGACACACAGACAACCAAAAGGCAAAACGACAGGTAGGATATTTGAATACCTGGGCGAAAAAGGAAGAAAAGAAGGGCAAATAAATGGCAAAAAAACTAATATCCACACAGAAAGCGAGAGAAATAAAATATGCTCCTGTTCCAACTGGGGCAGCGTTTCATTACAGCGATAAATTTCTGCGAGGAATAAAGGGTCCGGTAGGATCCGGAAAATCCAGTTGTTGTGCAATGGAGCTTCTTTCCCGGGCGCATGAGCAAAGACCTTGGAATGGCGTTCGCTATACTCGATTCGCAATTATAAGGAATTTTTACCCTGAATTGCGTGATACAACACTTAAAACATGGCTCGAGTGGGTTCCGGAAAGTATTTGCCCCATAAACCATGCTCCGCCAATGACGGGAAAAATGACCCAAAAGCTGGATGATGGCACAATAGTAGACATGGAAGTCGTATTTTTGGCTTTGGACAGAGATGAAGATGTGGAAAAACTGATGTCTTTGGAATTAACCGGCGCTTGGATCAATGAAGCTCGTTATATTCCCTGGGGCGTAGTTAGGGATCTTCGACCGCGCGTCAATCGTTACCCGAGCAAAAAAATGGGTGGACAAACTTGGCATGGCGTAGTAATGGACACAAATCCACCCGATACAGAGAGTTGGTGGTATAAATTGGCGGAAATTGAAAAACCAGTTAATGCAGAATTTTTTAGTCAACCTCCGGCATTACTCATGTCTGAATCGGAAAAGAAAGGTGGACCGCCAGTCTTTACGCCTAATCGTGGACAGGGTGCATATTTGCCTGCGGAAAATATTTCAAACTTGAATAGCGGATTTGACTATTATCTTAATCTTGTTCCGGGATCAGATATCGAATGGATTAAAGTAATGATTTTGGGACAATATGGTTCGGCAATGGGTGGCAAACCTGTTTATCCTGAATATATTGATGATATGCATTGTGCCAAAAAAGAATTAGAACCATATCGTGGACTTCCGTTACTTATTGGATTTGACTGGGGCCTGACGCCGGCTGCCGCTATTCTTCAAATATCTCCACAAGGACAATTACGCATTATAGATGAAATTGTAACCGGCCTTTCTACCGAAGACTTACAGAATTATCCACATAACCGTTATGCAGGAGAAATGGGAATAAGGAGATTTGCCAGAGAACTGCTTCGACCATACCTGAACAACACCTATCCGAATATGTTAAGAACATGTATCGGGGACCCAGCGGGTTCACAACGAGCACAAACCAACGAAAATACCTGTTTGCAAATAATGGCCGAAGAAGGATTTCCGACTGAAATGGCGTCAACAAACAACTTTATAGCCCGGAGGGAAGCTGTTTCAAACTTTATGACAAGAATGATAGGCAAGGATCCTGGATTTCTTCTATCTCCGCGCTGTAGATTTTTAAGATATGCGTTTCAGGGAAAATATCACTATCGTAAAATGCGGATGCAAAGTGGCGTACAGTATAGTGCAACACCAGAAAAAAATCTTTGGTCACATATATCCGATGCTCTTCAATATGGAGCACTTCATGCTGAATCAGCGAGTTCAATTACGCAAAGTCCACGGCAGGGACGTGGGCAGAGACGTGAAGTTGTAACTTCGTCATCCGGCGGCTGGACATAAAAAATATTAAAGTGGGGGTTGACAAACACAACATATTGTGGTATTATATCACTTTGAAACTATATATAGTGGAATTTAATTACTGTAAAAACCGTTTGGTGGTTGGAAAAAGCTAAATATGGCATATAATTCATTCTCTTCCGATCCAACGCCTGATGTAAGCTCCAGTCATGGACTTCTTCGCGTAGTATCTAATAAACAGCTTGTAGAAACAGAAAAAGCGGCTGAGCGCGAAGAACAACGCCAAGCCGAAACTCCTGAAATCAGTACACTTTCTGCATATATCGAAGAATGTTGGCAGGAAAATAAGCAATATAAAGAGCAAAGTGGCATAGAAGATGACATGATAAAATCTTTGCGCCAGCGCAATAATGAATATGAACCAGACAAATTGAGCGAAATTCAGGAAATGGGAGGTTCTCAAGTTTTCGCTGGGCTTACAGACACTAAATGTACTGCGGCAGAAGCATGGATAAATGATATTCTTGCTTCAGAACTTGAAAAGCCGTGGGAAGTAAGACCTACACCGGAACCAGAAGTTCCGGAAGACTTGGAGCAAACTGTTATAGCTCAAACCATGATGGCGTGGCAAATGGAGTTAGCGAAGGGTAATATTCTAACTCCGGATAAAATGTTTGCGATGGCTGGTGAACTCAGGGATGAAACGGAACGCAAACTGGATCGTGAGATAATAGAACGAGCACACCGCATGGACACTAAGATTTACGACCAAATGGTGGAAGGCGACTGGATTGGGGCGTTTGATGATTTTGTTACGAATATGGTGGGGCTCGGCTTAGGAATAATCAAGGGACCCATTATTCGTAAAAAAATGAAGAAATCATGGGGAAAGAACGAATTTGGGAAAACAAAACTCAAACTTGAGCCAAAAATTACTATGGATTTTCAGTCCGTCAGTCCTTTTGACGCATATCCTTCTCCCAGCA